TGCATTTCCTGATAAAAACAGGTTTGATGCAGTTATATTTCCAGATGCACTAATACCTGCAGATGCACTGATTGATGTTAAGTTTAAGTGTGTAAATCCTGCACCAGTAAGTGTTAGTGCACTTGCTGTTAGGGCTCCTGAAGCAGATATTGCTCCTTGAACTCTCAGTGTTGCCTGATTTGTTGGAGTACCGCTACTGGATATAATCTGTGACCCAGTAAGGTGCCTAAAATTGCCATCAACCTCTGCATGGGTTAACGGTGATCCTTTCGTATCTCTAAATATCATTGCCAAAATAATTCTCCTATGTGATTTTGCACTCCTTAACTATATATAAATATAGCGAAAGAGCACTAAGTATCAAACCGAACAACAAAAGTCATATCATAATCTACCATTTTAAAAATTGGTTGGGCTAATGAGCCTATTACTAATAGTTCTCCTGCATCGTTATATAATCCTATTCGTGTAATATATGGATTCCATCTATCTCCACTAGTATAGTTATATAATTCTTTTGTTTTGTGGTTTTTAATTACAGATGGATTAAAGGTTTGATTGTACTCTGTTGCCTTTGCTTCACAAGTAAACATGTTTTCAGTTATTCTTGTAGTGTTTCTGAATTTAATGTTTGCTGACCTTGGTGCTTCTGCTACATATGACGAAGATGGATGTGTTACTACAATTTGTCCATGTTCGTAAAATATATTACCCCAGTGATTAAGGCCTGTGCCGCTTGATGCACTCATATAATTTATTTGTGTAGTACTAAGTGAGCCACTATATATTCTAAATTCATCTATTTGACCACCAAAAGGTCGTGTTACATAAGTTTCTGCAGGCCTTGTGTTTGTTGTAGAATTTGGAGTTCCTTCTAATTGGTATTGTTGTGCACCTAATATAATAGGATTTTGGTTTCTTATTTGGCCGGCATCCGTCATTGTTGCATGGTCGCCATTGGAAAGTTTATAATCTACATATAAGTCTAGATTAGAACCTGATTTTTGGAAAAGAAAATGTCTAAATACTCCGTCTCTAACATTAGTTTCATATACACAAGTTTCTACCTGGCCTGAGCCATCCTTTCTACTTGCATGCAAATGGCCATCATTATTGTTAATGTATATCTTAAATGGATACTGAGAATTATTGTCGCCATTTATATCGTCTTCATCATCTTTACCTATAATAAAAGATTCACTATTTTGTGTTTTTATTACATGGCTTAAAATTGTACTAGTTTTAAAACTATTACTTCCAGTGTGTTGTGTAGAATTAGCCTTTAAATAAAAAGATACAGCAAAGTCTTCGTTCTCAATAAAGTCACACTGTGGATTTCCGTTATAATCTGGATCTATTTTTACAAAGCTCCAACTGTCTATGAATTTTTGTTCAGTTGTACTAGTTGGTATTGTTGTAGAATCTCCATATTTTCCTGTAAATTCTATTCCTGTTCCATATGCACTTCCAGTAAGTACCTTTACTCTATTTGATGATATTTCATTCTGGTACATGCTAAAATCTGTAATGCTGCCAGAAGCTATTTGTTCGTTTAAAAATCCTTTACCATATTCAGGCATATATTGATATGGAGTAAGGTCTTTAAAGGGTAAATATACAACTGTTCCCTCATTCGGAGGAACACTTGAATCTGTAGTAATTCCACTTGAAGTTGCATAGGCTGAATTATATAGGTTTCCTTGTCCATCATCCTTTAAGTTTATTGTATGTCCATTAGGTGCACCAGATGCTGTAGATGCAAAAGATACCTCTACTGATCCTCGCAGTATTGCTGATCCATAAATGTAATGTGGTACAGAAATTACATATGCAGTATCATATAGTTCCCTATGTTCGCGTGAATCTCCTGTTGAACAGAATACTTGTCCAGGATTTGGCCAATCTCTATAATACATATGCCAAAGATTATCCCAAATAGACCTTGACGGAATAGAATTAATTGAATTTACGTCTTCACTTCCACTATTAAACTCGCTAAACCTATCAGCTTTACCTACATATCCATATATTGCCGGTACAATTAGATCTGATCCAACTGTCATAGGCGATTCTGGTTTATATGATGCAGAATAAGTAGATAGTGTTAGGTCATAAGATTTGTTTGCAGTAAAACCTCGTACCTGTATGTCATCTTTCTCAAATGTCTTAAAAACTTCGGACATACTTTTTCCCTATTTAGAATTCAAGTTTTACACGTACAAGAGCCTCTCTTGAAAATGTTTTTAATAATGGCTTACTTAATTTTGCTATAGCCAATAATTCATTATTGTCATTATATAGTCCTAGTGAAGTTACATATGATTTTGGATCTCTAAAGAACGATGCATTTGCAAAAGTTCCAGTAGATCCTGATGTAAATGTAGGATTATTTGAAAAGTTAAATTCATTATTTTTAACTCGTATAAAGTAGTGAGTAGAGTGAATTGTTTCTTTATTTCTTGCAGCTAAATAACCAACTTGTGCAGTTGAAGATCCACTTAAGTGTGTAAAGAAGTCGGATGTATTTGCATTTGAAACCGTTACTGCTGTTGATGAATATGCAAACGATGAAGAGTTAACTCTTATTCTTGCACTTCCACTAATTGCCATTGGATCTAAAATTATTACTCCCATGTCAGGATAAACTAAACCATAGTGAAATGTATTTGCTGCCATTACACCTGAATCTATAGTACCACTCCTAATAAAGTATTGTCTTCCTGCTTCAGTAACTGTTCCATCTGATACTGTAGAGTCATCAATTAATTTGATAGGATATTGTGTTCCTGAAACATGTAGTTCCCAATTACCCGGATCTATTTTTTCTTTCATTCTAGTTCGCTGGAAATTTATAGCATAAATCATTTCAAGGTTTGCATGAGAATTAGGATGTACATTATTAACAGTAAATCTTGAATCTCCTGCGTTTAATAATGTATTTGCATACTGAGTGTATATTGCTTTACTTGGAGTAAATCCAACAGAAGCATACTGAGGAGGTTGTGAACCTGATCCTGCATAGTGTCCAAACGCGAGTGCAAACTGAATTTCTTGATTATTATTTCTTGATGGATCTTTTTGGTATACATCTAAATAATATTCTCCAGAACTTTGACTTTGAGCAGAAGAAGTAAACATTCCTGTTATTTCTCCTTGGTTTTCAGAAAACAATGCAGCTGTTACTACATCAGAATCTAAATTTTCTACAATGTCATCAGCTCCAAATTCAGAAAATACTGAAGTTATAGCTCTTGGTGTAATAGGATTTGGCCTAGGTCGTACGAAAGGTCTTCTACTTGGTTCTTGTTGAGGTCTTTCTCGGTCTCTAGTGACTCTATCACTTTGGTTTTGTCCTTTACTAGGACTTAATCTTGCTGGAGAAACTGGGTTTCCTCTGCTGTCTCTATAATTTGCCATTGTTTATTTCCCTATCTATATGCTGGTGACTCTAGTATATTGGTACTGACTTCTTCCTTGTTAACAGTAATAGTCACAGTTGCAGATCCACCTGTTTCGTTTCCAATAATGGTTAATGTTGTTGATACACTTTGTAATGGTTGTGCTTTTGCCACAATTTGAAATGACTTTCCAACTAAACTTATAGACTTAACATTCGTTTCAATAGGGCTTGGTACAGATGGATTAAACCTTGAGTCTACAGCTCCTCCTGGTGCAATGTTTAAATAACATACATCTGAATCTGCAAGAATTGCTGTGTATCCGAAAGTATTATTTCCATTTTGAAAGTTTGTTGTTGAAGGAACTACTGTTGCATTTTGTCCTGCGGATGTTAATGTTACCGCAGCAGGTAATGCAGCCACAACTGGCATTTTAGATATATTCTTTGGTAATGTTACCAATTTATACCTCATCATTTGTGTTTCATCTGGACTTGCTTCGACAATAGGCATTGATTCTATTGCTTGTCCGTAGTAGTTTGTTCCTAGGGCATGATTAACATCCCATAAGTTATAGTCAATTTCATCATCTGCAAGAGCAAATTTTGTAATATTGAAGGCAGATCTATTTTTTGCTAATAGTTCTCTTCCTTTTTTAGTTAAGATTGCGTCAACTGTTATCGTTGTTTTATCTAAGTATCCCATTTTGTTGTCTCCATTTGTTACAGATTATATATCAATAATAAATATAAAACTGTTTTAATTTTATATATATTATAGCACTTGATTTCCTTGAGGTGCATTTCTACTAGACCTATAGTAGTTATATCTACCACCGGATGTAACCTGTCCTCTACCAGCTGCAGGTGCTCTTCCGATTGGTCTTCCAGAGTATTGACCTACTCCTCTACCAATACCTTCTCCTGATATTGCACCTGGACCTTCGCCAAGTGTTGATGGTGTTGCTGTTAGTGTGAACGGTGTTGTATCAATTACTTCTACAACAGGTCCTCCGTCAATAGTTTGTGGTGAATCTATATTAAAGTCTGACGCTGACATCATGCAGCCGTCATATATTAAGTTTTGTATGCCTTTAGCTCTATAGTCTTGATATTGTGCAGATCTACTAAGTACTGATATTCCATTTAGATTTTGTATAGGAGCTCCACTATGTGAAACAATAGATTGTCCATCTAAATTGCCATATCCCAAGTCGGCTTGTCCAAATTGTATTCTAGGTACTTTTATTCCTAAAGATTGGCTAAGTTCAGTTCCAAACCTATGTAGTTCAGTAAACTTATAAAAAGATTCTCTTTGATTTCCAATAAACGGATAGAAAAATTCTTTACCTCTATCTCGACAAGACTTATTATCAGCATAAGAAGTTAAGCCATTGTTTATTACTGGATAATTTGTTGGTCTATCAAATACAGGTTTATTTGGAAATAAATTTGTTGTTAAATATTCATTCTTATTAAAGTCAAAGAATACTTCATTTTCTCTAGGATCCATAGGATGACTAACAGTCATGAAAACGTCTCTTTCCCAGTATGCATTTGCTTGTGTTACCTGAGTCCTGGTAGAATCACTTAGAAGAGTTATTTTTGGAAATTTCCTTACATTTTTACCACCTGCAAATCCGTTCTCATTAGGAAATACATGAAGTCTACTTGCACTATGCGCTGCAAATAATCCTTGTTGAGAAGCTTGAAGAGCACTATATGCATAAGGAGGAAAGAACGTTCCAAACATATGTGTATTACCATTATCGCCAATAGCTGATTGTGTAATTGGTACTCTAAATATTGCTGTTTGGTCACCAGAAGAATTTGTAGTTGTTCCATCTTGATGAACCGCGCCACATGTAAATAAACTGTGGCCATTTATTGCCGTTCTGATATTTGCTGCAAGTGCGGATGGGTTACTATTATATACAAATACAGATCCGGCAACATTTGCTCCTTGTGATTCAGTTGATCCTTCTCCTTTTAGATTAGCAGAATCGTGGCATAAAAATGTTACAACTGTTCCGTTTGTCGATGTTAAAACTATAGACTTTGATGAATAAGTTTCTGCTCCTGCATTTGGAAATGTTCCTGCTAATCCAATTGTAGTTGAAGCCTTTGTTGCAGCTTCTGTGGTTGTTCCTGTTACAGTATAATCTGAATAGTTTCCAAAACTGCCGCTCCAATAAACTGGTAAATGCCACTCATATCTTGCAGCACCACCATGTTGGTCTCTTTCCCAACACATAAAAATATCATCCTTTATAAGTGGTTCAAAGGGTTTTTTTATTATAGTTGCTTCAAGTTCTCCAACTGTAGTTCTAAACAATCCAGTTACATTTCTTTCTCGTTCACGTTGACCACCGGTTCCAAACGAAGGAAACAATTGAGGTAATTGATGTGATTGGTTTCTATGTCCAGAATTATAATGTGGAGTAATTAAATCTCCATATCTAGATTCTTCAGGTCCATTGTTATCCCAACTATTATAAAATGGATCACCAGGACCATTATGTTTAAACCTTCCTAATTCTGTAGTATTTCCATTTGCATATACACGAGATGATGCTGAACCTTCTAGTTGTATATGTTCTATTGTTGGCTTTCTTTCAGGTATGCGAGGTCTTTCTAATATGTGAGGTTCTATTGAAACATTAAAGTCCGGTTTATTTCTTCCAGGAACATTTCTTTTCATTTGACAAAGTACTGTATCATCGTAGTATCTTATCATTTTAAAGAATTCTGAATATTTAAACGGTCCAAAATGCTTTAGCCAATAGTGATTATCATAAAATACAACATCATCATAATATGTTTTATATTTTGCTCTAGGATCTCCAACTAGGTCATTAAATTCTATTCCACCTAATTGATGTTCCATGTCAATGTTTATTTGGTCAACTGGTGTAAGTTGTATTGAAACTCTATTTACATCAGCAGGGTGGCCGCTAGGAACTTCAGCTTTTTTATTATAAGAAAGATTACCTTCTAATGTGTTTTCTTGTATTCTTATTTTTTGTTGGCCAGCATTTAGTCCAATTGAATTTGGAACAATTGTTGCAACTTTTTCAAAAGATTCTATAAAATCAACTGTTCCATTAAATCCACTTGCTGTAATATTAGTGCTTCTATTTGATTGGAATGGTCGTTCAATATCCTGATTTGGATGTGAAGATCTAATTATAGATCCATCACCTAACGCATACGTTTTTAAATCTGCTCCTAATGAATATCTTGCAATAAGGTCGCTAAATGATGATGTATATGTATTACCATCAATAGCCATTGGATTAAGCACGTGATTATTGAATGCAGATTCAGACAACGGCTTCATCCAAAAACGAAATTCTTGTAAGGATCCACTAAAATTGTGATAGTCAGTAACACGATTTCCATCTTGTTCGTTAGAAGATGAAACATTGTTTATTGACCAATTTCCACTATTTACAGCTCCTCCTATAAAGAACGAGTCAAAGTTTGCGGCATACGTACCTACAGTATATCCATTATCAGATGAATGGGTGTTTTCAGGCGTTAAAAAACTACTACTAACCCATTGTGTATCTATATATCCATCAGAATTCCAACTTGCATTTGCAAAAAATCCTGTAGAAGTGCTTCCCGTAGTCTTTAAGCTTGCTGATAATTGATGTGTAATTGTGCCTCTTGACCAATCAGTAGACTTCTTACAATGTAAATTATATGTAAAGTTTTCAGCATTAGATGCAGAAACAGTTGTTGCAGTAGGAGAGTTTCTACTAACCATTACGTTCCACCAATCTCCATCATATATTGGGGCCCAATCGGTTACAACAGATATAAATTCTTCATTAGCTCCTGGATATTCATGAGTCTTTAATGCAAATTTTACTCTACCATATTTACTATCATCGGCTGTAGAGAATATTGCACCAATAGATGAAGTTGCATAGTTAGTAGCTCCAGTGATTGTTGATGCATGTTCAACAGCAATAAATGAACTTGAATTTATTTGAGCCATCACCATGTCTTTCTTGTTGGCGTTGTTTTTAAGCTCTTGGAACTGGCTTTTTCCACATTTTAAATTAAAGTCTTTTAGATCAGGAAGCTTAAACCTAAATTCTACCGTATCTGGAAACTGACTTCTATTTCCGTTATCTGCCATTATGGTTGGATTAACTACTTCATCCCAAGATGCAGTAATATTTGAGTTTCCAGTAAAGTTTAAACCATAATTATAAGTGTCATATTCAAAATATTCGTTTGAAAAATAATCAATTGGTACAGTTCCACCCCATTCTTTTATTCTAAACAGGGTTCTAGGTATACCATAAATATTCATATATGCATGAAGATTTTCTTTTGTACCCTTTGTTTTCATTAGGTGTGGTAAATTATTTAACAATCTTTTTCCAAATTCTAACCTAACATTTTCTCTAGCAATAGAATGTGAAGTTTGATAAAAGTCTGACGCATATATTCTTGATTGTGAAAATTCAGAAGTACCACCTATATAACTTCCAGAAGCATATTGATTATCTGGTGATTCCCAAAATGACCAATCGTTTGTTTCAAAATAGTCAAATTTATCGCCATAACTTCCTGAATTATCTGTTCCTATTACATAAGTCCAAAGGTCTTGTTCATTTGATTTCAAACACTGGCTATATCCTAAAGACTTTAATCCCATGTAAATTAAATCTTTCGATATCATATCTGAGCCACTGAATTGTCCTTCAATTAGACTTGCATCAAGTGCATTGTGTCTGTCCCATGTTTCAGGAATTGCAGTTACATAAAGATAGATATTGTCAAAAAACTCTCCAATCATATGAACAAATTTAATATACTCTCCATTTATATTTGCATCAGTTCCTAGTGTAGGATCGTCGTGAATATGTAAAGGTACTGCAGTATTTTGTAGTGAATGAATGTTTTTATCATCATACATTGATGCAGATGAAATTGCACCATCAAACCAATCAATTGCTTCTGATGAAGTTACAGAGAGATTAGTGTGTGGTGTTTTAGGTGTTTGGACTAATGATAATTTTGGCCATGTTGAAGGATAAAAGGTTCCTAATGAGCTAGCTTCATTTGATGCAGATTCTTGATATAGAAACTTTTCATATCCATCAAACTTAGAAATTATATTATTTTTTTGTGTTTTAAAGTTTTGTACATTCTTTGTATAATAATACGACCCTGTTACATCTGAGTTGCTTTGTGTTGCCAAAGAATTAAATGATAAATCAGCTATTTTACCATCATAAAATTCTAATTGTGATAACTTATACTGGAAATTTGTTAATCTTTGTTTTGCAGAACCAAACCGAACAAAGTGTTCATATTTTCTATAATCAACACTAAGTCTTACGTTATCTAAACTACTTGAAAAATACCTATTTAGTACCTTATTAACGACTTCTTCTTTTGCGTCAGTTAGTGTATTCCAATTGTAAAAGTTTGATGTTCCAGGACCAAGACCATCTGCACTTCCAGCACTAAAATTTGGGCCGGATAAAAGGTTAACTTGCTTTTCTATATCTGGAGATTCTACATAAACAGTTTCTTGTACAGGAGTTATCATTTCTTGCACAATCCAACATGGCTGTTTTGTCTTTACTTCAATAGGAAGTGGTTCATATAGTTTTAATACTATAGAATATGGAAATTCTGGAGTTGTGAGCTTGTCTATAGACCAGTTTACTGCAAGTGGGGTAAGTCCATCACCAAAATTAATATGTACATCTACCCAATGTTCTACAGATCCTTTAATAGATAATTTGTCTGCAAAATCTTCAAAGATTTCTTTTTCTAATTGTGTTGCATTAGGACTAATCTTTAATCTTATTTCCCGTCTGCTAGTACTTATTTCATCAACAAATAGATCATTTAAACCTAGATTATTACTACCAACTAATGTTCTAAAAAAGTTATATTTTACAACAAAAGTACCTGCACTTACATAATTTCTAATATCATTGTGTAAATCTAGAAAGACAACTGAATCATCATTTACTGTACCATCATCAAGAATTCCTCCTTCAGCAACTTTATATGATGTTATGTCAGGTACTGAAAATAATTTTGTTGTACCATCACTTGAAAATATATGTAATTCTACAACGTCTTCAACATCTATTGCCTTACCAAAGTCGGATAATATTGCCTTTGATGGAATAAGTCTTAAGTCCTCCTGTTTATATTTAGTGTTCCAAGTCATTATGATTCTTGTATCCTTGTATTTCTACCTGTCCTTTTGGACGGAAGAGTTGTTCGTACAACTTGTTGCTGTGGCCTAACGGTTGGCTGTTGTTTACGTCTCGGTCTAGGCTGTTCAGAAACTCTAGAGACTGCTTGGGTTTTTGTAGGCCTTGAGACTTTTTCATCAGGTACTTCGTTTTCTTTTGGTTCTGGACCATATTTTGGAACTCTCCATGGGTTAAATGTTCTATAAGAATCTCGTATATACCATTCTTCATTTACAGAATCCCAAGCTGTTCTAAACCATTCATTATTTTCTTCATCATAATCAAACCAACCGTCTGTTATTTTGTAAGTGTCATTGTGTTGAAGGTCTTCTATTACTTCTCCTGTTGCAGCTCCGAATCCTATAAATTCATTAGTTTCTGGATTAAGAATTTGGTCTCTTTCAATTATTAAACCACCTACACATAAAACATATATTGAAGGTGTTTCAATTGTTCCACGTTCATTTTTTATTCTACACGTATAATATCCAGTATCAAAAATTGTTCCATTTATTAAAGATAATTTTTTTGTTCTAGAAACAACTTTATTACTAATTTTTTTTCTAGTTTCTAGTCCATGCTTTGCAGGGTTATCAGAATTATATATCCATTCATATGTCAATCCATCTTCGATTTCAATATCATCTTCTGCAAGATAGCTATATGCATCTGCAACCAATACTCTACTATGATTTCCAGAAAATCGAAAAACAGTAGCAGATAATCCTGGATCGTCAAAAATAGAAATATCATCAGATATTTTTCCGTCAACTGTTCCTAGAGATGGAAAAATGATAATACCAGTTGTTTCTCCAGAATTAGGATTTGATCGTAATATTGGAGCTCCTTTAGGACCATATACTACAGCTGGTAATAGTTCAGTCATTGAAGTATCTACTACTTCTATGTATTGGTCTCGTTCTAAAACATATCGCTGTGGGACTATAACAAAGTCTTGGCCAATAGCGTCGCTATTTACCTGTGAAATAATATTTCCGTTAGGATCTCTATGTGTTTTATCTGCTGCTGTTTCCAAATACGCTAATTCCGTATTTATTTGAAACTGTTCAACATTTTCGGCAATAATATGTGCACCTGCATCCCAAGGATAATAATCATCTTGTACAGTTACAATAGAAACAGCTCCATTATCTGGCTGAAGTATCGTCGCGTCTCTTTCTCCTACAAAGTCTGTTCTAGGGGAAAGAGGTTTTTCTTTTACCGATTGTACGGTTTTTTGACTTCTATATCTTGGTTTTGCCATTTTAATCAACTATCTTAAATGTTAAATCATCATCAAATATTTTTCTAATATTTCCACCACCACTTACACTTTTTATTAGAAACTTATACCTTCTGTTTGATTCTAATTGGTCCATCCATATGTCAAAGTAATTTCCACTACCATCACAACTTAGTTGTGTATATGATTCGTCATAATCAATAACTGTTTCTCCAGTATTATAATCTTGTATTGACCAATATGAAGACGTTGGTAAATGCTTAATTATCATATTTTCAGATGCAGTTGCATATGTTTTAACAGGATATCGTTCTCTACCTACAACACGTATTCTTTCTTTACTGTCTCTGTGGATTAGTTCTCTATTATTTCGTACATATACAAAAACATCACCAGTAATGTCAAGTTCGGACAACCCGGTTAGGTTTAATATATTATCATCCCATGCAATTTCTAATTTAGGGTGATATATTGTATGTGTTTCCTTTGAAAAGAATGATAGTTGTCCAAAATTACTTCCATTCGATTCTTGCAATTCAGGTCTTAATACAATGAATCCGTCATTTGCTAGGGCTTGGCCTCCATTCCAACTACCACTAATCCAACCAGTAACAATGCCTGTTACATCAAGCGATAAGTCTGTAGTTTCATATTCAAATGTTTGGCTAGCTCCGCTTGCAGTCCACCAACTTCCACCTCCTACGTTCGTAAGGTTAGCAAAGCTTGCAGTAGTTCCAGTTGTCATTGCTGCACTTGCAGTTTGCCAGGCTGTTCCAGCTGATTCTCCGTCTCTATATGTCCAACTAACACCTTCAGTTGTTTTAGGGTTGTGAGTAGATCTACCAACTCCCATTTCCCAAGATTGAGAAACCGCATATGCCTGTATTTCATATGTAAATGGTATAGCAACAGCTTCATGTGTATATAGTTTTAGAGTTGCTTTGAAAGTATCTTTAATGTGACCATCTAGTATGGATTGTGAAATATATCCTAAATTAAACTTAGTAAGTATTCTGGAATTAAACGTATTATTCGTTGAAGACTCAGATATTATCTTTTCAATTTGTAGTACTTGGTCTATGCCAGTATTTCTATTCTCATACTGCTCATACATAGTTGAATCAATAGACGATGTTATATTATATATCATAATTATGCTCCTACTATTCTTGCTTCTATATCTGTATCTGGATATTTTACTTCAAATATAGAAGGATCCATTGACGGATAAATAATATTATTTTTTGTAGCTTCACCAATATCATAATAGTTTCCAGAATATCCAGAATCTGTATCGAACCTATTAGATATTGTTAAGTTTAGAATAGACTGTACTCCTTCGACTTGGTCTAAAACTGCAGCTAGGTCTGAAACAGAGATTGGTTCATTTATTTGCCATTTCTCAATAGCAAAATAGCGCTTTGCTTCATCAATAGTTTTAAGTAATACTTCTTTGGTTATTACATCAGGCCTAGGTAATATTTCAAATCTAACTCCAATGTTTATAATGTGGGCATTTTTTAAATTAATTCCATCAGTTAACATTCTATATTTTTTAAGATACGTTTTTAGATTTGTTTTTGTTGCTAAATTAGAGGATAATAGTTGTTTTGACGAGTTATACGATAGTGTATATATGTTTATGGCCAAAGGATTAAAATCATCATTGCCTGTTCCTTGTGAATTTTGTTCATCACGTTCAACATAAGCTTTTGCAATACTACCGTATTTTCCTGGAAGAGAATATACTCTTGCAATATAATCTTCCTTTGTAACTGCTCTATTTTGTGATGCATAAGCTGCCATTGCATTTTGTCTAATTTCTTCAACAGTTTCCTGTCCTCTACCACCTGTTGCAGGACTAGGATTTGTACAAGCCATAGAATCTTGTGCAAACTTTATAACTCCTTCGTCTAATCCTTCTGATCCACCAATAAATTCCTTAAATGTAATGTCTGTAAGGGTTTTTGATGCAACATTAGCTTCTATTCCACCACCAGTATAATATCTAACAACTAATGTTGTATCAGAAGGTGCTTGACCATATCCTCTAGTAAACAATACATTTGTTGGATCATACGCGTTGTCTAATCCTGCAGTATTTCCATATGGTAACTGCATTCCAATGTTTATAGGATTTGGAAGTATTATTTCATCAGCATTTGCAGATACTCCTGCTCCAAAATGTAATTCTATTTGGTTATCTGAAGTTATTTTTTTAGTAAATCGCTTAGGCACACGTCTTAGTGATAATATGTATGGTACTGAGTCTTCGTATGGAGATAATAAAGGATCTACCGCTTCTCCTTGTTTTATTTCAGTGTAAACTGTATCCTGAGCTAAATAGTCTACTTCATACCATCTATTTCCATCAATGTCTTTGGCGTCTACAATGTCAATTATATTATTTGGTTCTAATCGTATTCTATCAAACTTTTTAGGCGAAGTAAATGTAAAGTTTTCAGATTCTAATTTTCCAGAAATAGCTTTAACACTTTTCTGTAATAGGTAAAATTGAGGAACTCCTGTTGTTTCATCTACCTTATATATTGATACATCAGTTTGGTTATTTGAACTTGAAAATCCAAAGTTTACAGCTTCAAGTGTTCTAAATTCAACATCAGCATTTTCTGTAGATTTCATTGTCATTCCTTCTTGCAATTCTTGAGCATATCTAAAATCTGGTGCAATGTTTACTCCACTTCCAATAGCTGGTACTAAATGAAATATATCTAAAGTTGTAGTTGCAGCTGCGGATGGTTGAGGTTTATATCCCAATGCTTGAGCAATATCGTATATATTTTGAGAATCTTCAGCATGCAATAGCATGGACTCTTTAAGTTGATTGTCTATATACATTGATAATACATCACCAACATATGCTGCCATTTCAATAAACATCATTCCAGGAGATGTTTCATTAAAGTCAGTATACGTGTCAGGAAAGTACACCTTTGCAAAATTAACTAGCTTTTCTCTAAACTGAGAAAAGTCTTTATTCAAATATTTTACTTCTTTTTTTACTAATGCCATTATTCTGCTCCTATTACGACAACAATTGATTCTTCATCAAACCTATTTCCTGCTAATGTGAAGGATATGCTTATTCTTACACCATTAAAATTATCACTAAAACCATATGATTGGTCTGCTACTGCGACAATTAAATCAGTTACAATAACGTAAGGTAAAAATTTTGTTATTGCATTACTTATTTCTTCCTCAATATTTACCATCATTTCATCCATATTAGGGTCAAATAAGAAGTCATATATACTAGTGCCCAATTCAGGGTGAAAAGGTCTTTCTCCTTTTCTAGTTAATATTAAGTTTTTAAGATTAGCTTTTGCTGCATCTATTGTCAACCTTGTCTGTGGGAATGGTGCTCCGCTAGCTTTTACCATTGGTAAGTCTATCCCTACAGCAATTCTATCGTCTTCATCTGCAGGGTTTATTCTAAATATTTTTCTAGCAGGTATTGCCATTTATTAAGGTCTTTTTTTGTTTGCTTTTTCGTCTATTTTTTTCATCAAGGCAGAATAGTCTTTTGTTAATACTTCTGCCATATCATCACTAACTTGTACATGTTTTCTATCTTGTGGAAGCATTTGCTCTATAGTTGGTTTTCCTCCAAATATTTCACCTGGAGATTGCATACCCATCATAGAGGCCATTCCTGCTTTTCCATCTGAAAATGTTTTACCACCCATAGTTTTCCATTCTTCGTTTGCTGTTTCATTCAGTATCTTATTTAAAACAGGATCTTTTGTGAACTCAACAATTTTTCTTTTCTTAGGTTTAACCGTTCCTTGTTCATGCGGGTTTTTTGGTGATTTTGCCATTTCAGTTAAATTCATCCCATGCTTAATATGTTCAGGCGTTAGCTGCTTTTTGGTTCCTAAAGCTTCACTGAGTTCTTGACGAACTACTGCTCTTACTTCTTCTCTAACTGCTTTTTTTATTATTTCTAATAGTTTTTTTGATGTGCTCATAGTATTTCTCGTTACTTATATAAATATCGTATTGATTATGTTTTTAGTCACTATATCCAAGGTAATGGTCCGATGGGTGGAACTCCTGGTATTATAAACGTTCCTGTTGGAAACCAACTTGCAAGTATTGCGCCAAATTGCATTCCCATTGTTAATGCATCTGCTCCTGCATCTCCAACTGAAAAAACACTATCAATTGGTGGTGGGCTTGCAGGTGGTATTGCTATTCCTGGTAAAAAACCAGGTACCATACTTGCTGCAAAGATGACTATTCCATTTTTTAATAGCAGTCCAGCATTATCATTATCTGAATTCCAACCTGCTAAAGTACCTGCCATAGCTGATTCTGCTACTTTTATTGTTGAAGATGGAGCTGGTGCCATAACTAACGCAGCTCCAGCGGCTACTGCTTGGGCCCAACCTTTACCAGCGTCTCCTTGGGTTTCTCCACCTGGAACATTTGAGCCAAAGTTGGCGTTATATACGTTTGCAAATAATGGTGCAGCGAATGGCATAACCTCTCCTAGTTTGTTTTAGTACAAAAACTGTTTTGACTCAGTATATCTGGTGCAGAAGACTTTAAGCTTGAATAGTCTGCTGCATTTATTGGTGTTCCGCTTGGTCCGCAAGCAGTTGGATGTGTTTCGGCCAAGAGTGTATCACAAAGCTTTTGCATCCAATCTACCAGTGTTTGACCTAGTGCAACAGGTTCAGCTTCATCAGTTGATGCATTTCCTAGATATATTTTTGGTGAGTCTATTATTGTGTGGTCATCTGCATCAATATTAAAGGTACCTTCTGTTGAAAATCCAACTGAAACTTTAGCTGTTCCTAAAATGCTATCTGTTTTTGCATTAAACACAATTCTATCTGAATTTAGTATTATTTGATTTCCTTCAAAAGCATCTTGTTCATCAGGATTTGAACTATTATGATATGAATCTTTATTGGTACTGGCAATTTCTAAAGGTATTATTTGTCCTGCGGCTAATACAACTTGTGTTCCATCACCGGCAGCTGACCAATCTTCTATATGATAACCTTCTCCTGTATCTGATGCATTACCATATCCTACATTCATAGTTATTATTGGATCACCTTTTGCTCCACCATCTGAATATAAATTTGGATCTCCAGCTTGTGGATCTGCAGTACTTCCAAATCTTATTGAATTTCCGAATCTACCTTGAATAATCATGTCACCTTCATAAGGTTGCATCATTTGGATTTCTTTTGGCTCAAATGAGTTACCAAGTGTTGGTCCTTCTGGTTCAGCATCTCCTTTATGTCTATCAAATTCTGAGGGAGTTGCTTTTCTTTTTTCTAATGGATATGATGCAAATGGCAAACTATTTTCGTTTACGTCATTCCAAACATTTTGTGGATATGGAAGCCAGTATTTGACGGTTGCTCCAGACTGTCGTTGTGATTCTGCTGAAGCTCCATCCATACACAATACTAGTTCACCAATTAAAGGATATTGTATATTATTTACTGATGCTGGTTTTAACCAATTTAATGCATAGTCACTAAGACCTCTTTGGGATTGTATTAACCTAACCAAACAACTTCCTACACCATTACCGTTATCGGTATATTCTGGATGAGATTCATCAAGTATAATATCAACAATTTCACCTGCTTCAACAACTAAACTTTCTGGTTGTCCAGTAATTCCACTTTGTTGGCCTCCTGTACTTATTGGCATGTTTTAGGTCTCCTTATTTTTTTCTATTTCTTCAATAGATTCTATAAGTTGTTTCTTTTCATCATCACTTAAGGAATAATCTCCTCCGCCTGTTACAGCTCTTTGTGATGCTCTCTGTATTATTCCAGCCATTTTTATTAAATGATCGTCATTTTTAAGAGATGCATCAATATAGTCCTTTATAAGTGGGACAATAACAGTTGCATCTGTCATGTTTTTAATTAACCCTTTTAATTGGCCAATTAATGTGTTTATTTGTTCATCTTTTTTTTGAGAATTTTGGTAAATCTCAGAGAACAAGTTAGAAAGGGTTTTACCCTCAAATATTTCATCGTCGAACATGTATTATCTCCCAATATATATCTACTTATCTATATATAAATATATCCGAGCTTATAAATAAAAATTGCCCAAGCACTTTAATAAGCACTTGGGCAACCTCTAATAAGTAAAGTTAATTACTTTTTAACAAAGAATGAAGCTACTATTAATAAAACGATAAGTCCTACGAACCCACCATTTCCTAATGAAGTAACGATAGCTGTTAAATTAGCTATTACGTCCATTCCGAATACTGAACCACCTGTTAAGACAGTCCAAAGGATTGTTACTGGCAATACTGCCATTAAGACAGTCATTAAACCGCCAAAGAATCCTGTTACATATTTGATTACATTTTCCATGTTATAAATCTCCTATATTTATTGTCACTAGCATTGACTTAATTGTTAATTAATTAGAAACGGTAAGCTAAACCTAAGTTCAACGTACCTTCTCTATCTCCTGCTGCGTCTTCTTTAAGACCCATTGTGTAATTTGGTTCAATGTATAAACCTTTCCACGCTTTAAATGAGTAACCTAAACCTACTGTTAGGTTGTCCATCATTTCTTCAGTTGGTGCCTGAATTGAAACATACATGTTTGCATTCCAGTTGTAACGACCAAAAACATCATAGTTCTTGTCGCCAATTGAATCTTCACCTGCAGCGATTAGTCCAACAGTCCAAGTATCGTTTAGTACATATCCGATACCCATATTGTCAGTCAAGCTTTCTAACTCGAAATCTGCTCCATCTTCTGGTGCATTATAGGTAGTAATTACCATAAAGTTTTGAGCTCCTGCAAACATTGTTGCACAAGCTAGTACTACTGTTAAAAATAAATTTTTCATAAATTTTCTCCTCTTTTATTTGTTATGCTAGTAACGTTTTGTGGCCACTATTGACCGTGTTCAAGATTAAATATACTAAACTTTTCGTCTAGATATTAACCTTAGCTTCTTGATATTTTTGGAAAGTATCTGAATATTCCTTTTTTATTATGTTGACAACCTTCGTTATGTACTGAGTTCTAGTGTTTGTCATTTCTCTAATCATAATATACAGTGCTTTCTTATTAAAATTTTCTATATTGTCT